CTAAGTTTATCTACTCTAAGTAAATAATTAAGAATCTTCTTATCTTCTGCTAAAGCAGACCACTGTTCTTCGAATTCTGTTGATTCATTCTCATCATTCTCTACAATTCTGGGGGAAAGTCTCCATGATTCAGTAACAGGTGCTTCTATAATCCTCTTAGCTATATCACCACGCTTATATTGCTCCCAAAAATGTTTAAAAGTTAATGAACTCTCAAATCCTAACGATTTATAAATATCCCTATCATCTGTAAAAGATTTTCCTGCCCTTTGTAAGAGCTCACTTCTACCTTGAATAGAATTCATAAAACTTACAAATTCTTTTTTATTTACTGTTATTTTATCTTTATTTTTTGTTATACCCACCCCATACTCCTGCACGACCTTTACCGATTAACATATTAAAAGCACCGCTTGCACAATCTACAAAATCTTTTCTTAATCCCATAGGAAATAATTCATGTTGCTTGATAAAATCAACATTCCAAGCACCTTTTATCAAATAAACATTTCCTATTTCCACTTGTGTGGCGTAGGGTTCTGCTCGTAAAGCTTTACTTCCTGTAACTTTGTCTTTTTTAACAGAAAACCCTACTAAATTTTTAACTGTATTATCGGCTGACTCTAAACCACCGCTTCCTGGTTCTTGTTCAACGCCAATTAATACCTTTTTGCCGTCATTTTTAGCTACTTTTTTTATCATTTCTTCTCTTTTAGTAGCTTTCCATAAACCTGCAACTAAATGTTCTATTATAAAGGAATTGTTTTTCATTTTATGCATCAAACAACCCCCTGTAAAAGCTCCATCTTCAGTTCCACCCTTATCCCAATAACGCACACTTCTTATTATTTCTGTGGGATGGACATTATTTACATAACCAAAATTATTTACTTCAAACAAACCCCCACCACGAACTGAAGGTCTCTGTTGAAGTTGTCCTGCTATAGCATATTCAGAAGCTAATTCATTTTCTAATTTAGAAAGTTCGTTTTCCCCATAGAATTCCTTCCAAAGTGGTTCTCTATCAACTGTTCTAGGATCAGAAAATCCTAAAGATGTTACACATTTATTTTCTTCTTCATATCTTGCAGGAAGTCGTAAATGAACATAATCAGAATTTTTTTCAAGAATATGTCCTGTTAAATCACCTTCATGAAGTCTTTGCATCACAATAACCTTGACACCAGTATTAGGATCATTCATACGAGTAGACATTGATTCATCCCACCAACGCAAAGTACCTTCTCTGATTATATTTGATTCCGCTTGTTTAACATTATGAGGATCATCACATATAATATGATCTCCTCCCTCTCCTGTTACTAAACCACTTACTGATGTTGCAATCCTGTAACCTGTTTTGTCGTTCTCAAATCTAGTTTTCATATTCTGGTCAGACTTGATACGAAATTTTCCTCCCCATCTGGAAGTAAACCACTGGGATTGCAGAATTCTTCTGCATTTTAAACTATCTCTAGTAGATAATTCTTGTGCGTATGAAGAAAATAACCATCTTGACGAAGGATTAGTTATCCATGACCAACATGGCCAAAAAACAGAAACGGCTAATGATTTCATGTGTCGAGGGGGCACATTTATTATTAGATTTTTAATTTCTCTTCTAGAAACAGCCTCTAGATGATTACAAATCGCTTTTAAGTGCCAACCATAAATAAATTCCGTTGTCGGTTCTAATATATGCCATGCTTGTTTTATAAACTCTAACAAACTTGTTTCAGCAATAGCAATTTTAACCACTTCTTTTGATGGTAAATCTTTTACTGTCTCTTCTGTTATATCCAATCTCATTTATATTCTTAGGTTGTTATAATTTGGTGGATTTAATCGCCAGCATCACTTCTACATGTTTAGTCATTTATTATGCACTTTGTTTCAGGTTCAGAGTCTGAATTAAAATATTCTACCAATTCTTCTAACATTGTTTTATACAACTTAGTAAATGAATCGTCAAACTCATTAATGTCTATTTCATATAAAAGCCAAGTCTGGGTCTTGTCAGGATATTCCTGACCGCAGATGATATATACCTCTTTCAGCCCTTTTATTATAAAGATTATTTTTTCCAGTTTATTGTGCACAACAGCGTGTTCGACTTCCCTGTTAATATAATGTGTATAAGTTCTGGTGTTAATAACTTCAATCCAACTCATGTCCACACCAGATTCTTTTATGCACTCTTTAGAAGTCTTGCTTTGGTACAAAGGGTTTTTATCGCCAGCAAAACAATGGCTGGTTATTGAAAAGAACACAATGCTCAGAAATGTTATTAATAGTTTCTTAAACATTCTTTGTCATCCCCCTTACTTATATTCCGATGTTGTTATAATCTGGTGGAGGCAACTTGCAAGCTGATCAACCATCTGTTCATTGTAAGTCTCCTTCGGACAATGTAACTCATTAAATATTATATGAATCACCTCATGCAGATAAACCTGTTCAGTCTTGCTTTCAGGTCTTCTTAAACTTTTATGATCTTGTAAGATAATTTTATTTTTGTTGAACATTGCCACACCCTGACTGTCAGCACCGTCTTCATGATCGTCATGAATTTCAACAGTGTAGGTTTGCCCAAACAACTTAAATTTTTTAGGTATTCTCATTTTATTGGTATATGCAAATCACGAAATTTCTGTGCCTGTAACTCCTGATATTCTATGCTAAAAAATTTAAGCCTTTTCTTTGACCTCCCAAAAATTTTTCGTTTACTTACAAATTCACATTTATAACAATTCTCTTCATCAAACACACAATAACCACAATCCTTCTTCAATTATAATACCATCCTAAATAATCTTGGATTTTCACCATTATAAACAACCCCACAACTTACTATAGGTCTATTTCTGAAATCTTTTCCATAAGCAAAAGCTAAAGCTTTTATATTGATACCACAACCAACATTCATTCCAAAAATACAATCCTTATGAGAAGCAGTGAAAGCAATTCCTGCAAAAGAATGGGAATGTCCCATCACAGTGCTTTGCCTATTGCTTATTGCAAGATTAAGGTGTGCTAGTTTACCAGAATTTCCTGTTCCATGTTGATAACGAACATTATCCACTTCAAAACTAAAATCATCTTTCCATCCGTCAGGAAGTTTCCAAATTTCTTTATAAGGTTTAAAACACCGTCTAGGAAGCCCTACAGTTTTTCCTTTACGATCTACAAGACAATCATGAGACCCTTTTGTTAATCTTAATTTTGGAAATGCTTTAAACCAATCTTCCAAAATTAGATCAGTCCTCTCCATTTCTTGTAAAGGAGACCACGCATTCGGGTCAACCTCATGGTATGAGATTGCGTGATTATCTACTAAATCACCAATATGAATTACTGTTCCACATTTTTCTTTTCTTTGAATATCAACACAAAAATCTAAATAATCTTTATGTTCAAAAGGAATATGTGTATCGCCAATTACTAAAACATTTTTTTTGTCATATTTTATTTTCTTAGAAATGATTTTTTCCTTTAAAAAATTGTAATCCTAGTTTAATATATCGTTTAACTTTAAAAGTTTAGGCAATCCAAGTTTCTTCGCCTCTTCCACTTTTAAATTGAGTTGTATTTGATTTAATATATTTGTATCCCCTACTTCTTTAAGAATTCCTAAATTTTTACAGAGTAATTCGAGAGCTTTTAACTTATCATTAAATTGTATTTTCTTTTCGTAACCAATAAAATGTCTTTCTTCTCCTTGACCTTCGTAAATTTCTACAACTGTTATAGATTTTATTGCGGAAGCTTCTGCAACAGTTAATTCATCCATAGATTTAAGAGAACCATCTTCTTTAAAAAATTGTCTTGGATCAGAGAAACCTATTCTCATTAATTCAGAAAGAACTTCTTCCTTCTTTAGATTGACTTTTTTAGTAAGTTCTTTTAATTTTTTATCTATCGCAAAGAGAACTAATTTGTTATTTTTTATTTTGGTTGCTTTATTCTGTAATTGAGTCTCAGTCTCACACCCTTCTCCTCCTGCTTCTAAGTAAGCAGTTCGATTATTCATGCTTTTCACCCATTCTTCAACGAATCGTGTTTGAAATGGGGTTAAACCTGTTCTAGAGTTCTTTTTTTCGGTCTTTTCTAAGATATTTGTAATATCTGGTAATTTTCTTTTCATAATAATTAATTCAATATAAGTTACATTGAATTACTTTAAGTTACATTGAATTACTTTGATTTAACTTAGTTCTTACTTATTATACAAAAAAATTTAATAAATGTCAAGTTTTTTCTTGACAAAACATAAAAATGTTAGTATAATATAGTATATTATAATTTAATCAGTTTTTAGGAGTTTTTAATGGATAATCAACACAAAAGAGAACATAATTTTAGAGGTCAGAGAATGGAATTAATCTCTGTATATATTCCCAAGATTCACTTGAGAATGATGAATGAAATAGAAAATGAATCTGAAGAAATTAACAGAAGTGTAATCGTTAGAAAGGCGGTGAAAGAATTTCTTGAAAAATTCCATGAAGAAAAACAAAACCGAAATAGCACCTAACCCCAACTGCAAGGATTGTTTTGGGAAGGGAAAAATTTTAAGAACCTCCCCCATACCCAACGCAAATAAAAATTATATAAAAAAGAAAAATCTTCCTCCAAAAGAAATGGTAAGAATAGGCACTCCTTGTCATTGTCTCAAACAAAGGAAAATAAAAGAGGATTAATGAAAGAAAAAGAAAACCGTACTATAGAAGATATAATTAAAGAAGGTGGTTATAAACAAGAACATGTTGAATTTGCTAATATGATTATGGAAATATTAACAGTAAGTGGAAATTGTTTGGGACATTCAACAATAGCCGATTTATTAAACATAATTCACTTTACACATTTAATAGCTTTATTCAACAATGGGATAATTAAATATGACAGTGATGATCCAAATGATGCTACTGTTATGAATTATTCGGCTATGTTTGCTAAAAATATAATGTCATTTAAAGAAAAGACTAAAGGAGACAGAAAAACATGACAACATTTCTTAATAAACAGGAAATAAACGAAACAGAACTAGAATTCTTAAAACATTCTAACTGGATTGAAGCAGAGCATAGTCATAAAGCTCTGGAAGATGCCCACATTGCTTGGGAATATCTTAAAAAACAAGAAGATTTCACTTTAAGAAATATTTTAATAACTCACATGTTAATAATGAGAAGACTGAACAACAAAATTGCAGGTAAAATAAGAAGCTGTGATGTTTGGGTGGGGGGCAAAAAGAAGATATTTACTTCACAAAAATTAATTGAAGATGACTTAAAACACTTATTTGATTGTATGGAAGCTTCTGTTAATGCTCATCTCAGTTCAAAAACTGCGGAAGATGTTACGAAACATTTTCATATTGAGTTTGAACATATTCACCCATTTACTGACGGAAATGGTCGTATAGGCCGTCTTATTCTCAATAAACACAGGCAATCACTTGGTCTACCAATTTTAATAATACATCAAGGTAAAGAACAATATGAATATTACAAATGGTTCAAATAAATGTAGTATGAAAAAGAAAGGAACAAATATATGGCGATAAAAAGTGTTTATGTTTGTGATAATTGTAATAAGGAACAGATTTTTAAAACATCTCCCATACAATTACCAAAAGAAACAGAAAATTCTTTTATACATTTATATAATCCAGATTATTCTGGT